GTTTCTTTTAATTTTTTTAAAAAATTATGGCATCAAGTAACTACACCTGAAAATGTTAAAAATTTTTTTTCCTCGGCTATGGGCAAATTATACCGCTTCTTTTCCCATCCATCTGTTAGAATTATTGCTTCAATGTTAAGTTTAATATTATCTGCTGGTACTTTGTTTGGGGGTATAATAGGTGGTGTCTCTAGTTTAACAAATCATTATGCGTCCCAAGCGTCCGAAAAAAAGAGAGTTGGTGAAGTTGTTAAGTATCTGCATGAAGAATTGGGTATTACAAAAGTAGATGATAAAAAAATAGACACTGTTGAAGAGATAGTTGTTAGCTTAGAGAAGGACGCATCTAATATCGCCCAACATGAGTATGCTCCCGAAACTGGACGTCTTTTTGGTGTTAGGAAGCAGGGTACTCGAAGGGCTAACTTGAAGAAAAATATGACTTTCGGTAAATCTTTTTCTTATCCGCGTGCAGCTTCTCATAATATGGGATTAGAAAATAACTCAGAAATTTCTGTAATTAGAAGACTTTTTGCTCGGAATTCAGGCCAACTACATATTGAGAATGGGGATGAAATTTTGGGTGTACATAAATTCTTTGCTATTTGTGGTACTTTTGTTTTAGTTACTAAACACTTTCATGAGTGTTTAAAAGATCTACTACTTCGTTTTCCTAACGCTAAACTTTTTTTTGTTCGCACTGACAGTAAAATTTCATTAGATTATGTTAATTGTTCTTTTATCGAGCATGTAGATTCATCTTTAGCAATAATGAAATTACCAAATTTGATACCTCAATTTCCTGATATGCGTAAATGGATAGCTAATGAGGACGAACATGCTAAAATAACATCAGAAGCGTGTTTTATTGAGTACCAACCTTCGTGCATTGAGAATACTATGATAACTCTCGACCTTGTTCCTAACATTATGATTAGAAAAGACGGTGCTTTAAGTTCTCAGAAATTAGAAGATGTTTTTAGTTATGGTATATCTGGTAAAGGGCGGTGTGGATCTGTTATTGTATCTTTAGCTCCAAGGGTCAAGGTTGTTGCTATTCACGTAGCTGGAACAGATAAAACGAAAGTGGGTTATGGAGAGCCAATTTTTCGTGAATATTTTTCGGATTTAGGGGGTTTTAATATTATAGATCATAACATGTTAAAGAGTTGTGATGAAATTAACCCAAAATTAGAGTTCGAAAGTGACTTGATGGAACTTGGTTGTGTTCCTCGAAGATTAGAAGTTCACCAACCACGCCGTACTCAATTAGTTCCTTCATTAGCTTTTGATTTAGAATTTAAGCATGTTTCTGAACCAGCTCCTTTATGTCCGGAAGATCCTAGACTTCCACCTAATAGTTCTCCTTTGCGTCTAGGAATAGAAAAACATGGATCTGTACCTTTAGAATTCCCAAAAGACTTGTTAGATAGAGCTAAGACTGACCTTATGTCTAAGATTGTATTAATGGAGTCCCCTTTACTAAATACTAACAATTCGATTTTGTCAGATGAAGATATAGTTATAGGGATCCCCGGTCTTGAAGGATTTAAACCTATTGAAATGAGAACTTCAGAAGGTTATCCTTTGATCTTAGATAGACCTAAATCTGCCAGTAGTAAAAAGTGGTTGATTTTTGTTGAAGAGATTGAGGGAGAGCGAAAATTTATGGGATATCATCCTATTTTGGAAGAACTCATTAGGAAGAATACATCTAGTAGAATGTTAGGAGAAATACCTGACACAGTTTTTGTAGATTCTTTGAAAGATGAGCGAAAGTTAATAGAAAAGAATTCTATTCCCGGATCGACCCGTGTATTCTCGATATCACCTGTTGAATATACTATCGCTATTAAAAGACATTTTGGATTATTTCAGGCAGCTTATCAAAAAAATCGAATTTTTAAAATGTGCTTTGGGTATAAATGCGACTGGACCTGAATGGGCTGAACTTTTGCATTATTTGTCTGGTAATGGTATAACATCTTTT